TGCGACTGCGATGTTCCTGAGATAGTCCGAGTGACTTCTAGGAATTACTACATCCGACCAGATAGAGATGAACGCATGGACGAGCTGATCGACAGGGCAATATACTACGCGGATACCTTAGGCTTCGATGAACATTGCAAGAGAACTTACTGCGCCTCAGCTAGAGCTACACTAAAAGCACTATACAAGGCTGGTGTTTTGAATGACCACGAGGTAGAATTATCGCAGAAATATATGAGTTTCTTACCATACTAATCTAAGGATAAAGACATATGAAACTAGCAGAAGCTGAGAAGATTGTAGGGCGTCAACCAACATGGGCATTACGCAACATGGTACTAGCTCTTAAGATGCACACATGGTTGAATACAGCAGAAGAAAACGAAAGACTAAAGGCCGCTCGCATGGTCTTACGCAACAGAAACAGAGGAAGAACCAATGACTAAAACCGATAGCTTAAAATCAATATGCAATCTGGACAGACGCATGACTAAGATAGAGGCACTCAGCCTAGCGTTGGCTCTAGCTATCACTGCACCTACTGATGCATTGTCCAAGGAATGCACAGACTATGCGGAAGCTATAGCCTCGGATTGTATCAAAGACGGAAGCTTAAACTTAGATGACATAGACCGAGCTAAGACTAATGCACTAGCAATGGCTGACGAATGGATAGCAGAAGAGAGGATGCACTGAGATGGCAACTCATGAAGTAGTCACACACCTAGACCGAGAGTTTGTACGCAGACCTAAATGCAATTCATGGAGATTTGTAGTTGACCATAAACCCAAGGAACAATGGATGGTGGAGTACGATGAAGCAATGACTCTCGATGGCATAGGTAAAGACTTAAGCCAACGCAATGCAAAGGCAGGAAGAAAGCTAACCTACAAAATAAAAGGAGGTGTTTTATACTGGACGTTGAGTTACCAAACTGTTAAAAGAAAGACCACAGGCTACATCAAGCCTAGCTATGGCCTACCATTTAAGACTAGGAGAAAGTAATATGTCTAAGGCTATCGAGACTATGGCACATAAAGTATTCGCTCGTAATGGAGTGCTTAGTATCGAACGAAGTACAGACGATAGGTTCTGGATTGTATGTATCAGGTACCCAGAGCAAGACAACTACAGACAGTGGATCTTTGGTAACTCATACGAACCTCTAGAAAAACTAGCTAACAAAGTGAACGGGAGACTAAGATGACTGAGCAAGACCTATTCATAAGCATTCTTGCAGCTATTGATGGTACGAATGTAGGATATAAAGAAGTTGGCTGTTGCTACGATGAAGAAGGAACTGTGACTATCCATTTTTATAACTTGGAGAAGGATCTAGACTGATGAATATCTTTTATCTTAATGCTGACCCTAGTAAATGCGCTAGAGATCACTGTGATAAGCACGTATGCAAGATGATACTTGAGTACGCTCAGTTATTATCTACTGCACACCATGTACTCGACGGAGAGGATGCACCTGATAACATCTACAAGAAGACTCATGTCAATCATCCATCTGCAGTGTGGGCTAGGCAAAACAGAGACAACTACCTATGGCTGTACGTTCTGTTCATAGAATGCTTGGCTGAGTACAAACGTAGGTACGTCAGAGACCATGCTACATCTAGACTCAGAGAAACTCTATCGTCACCACCTAATAACATACCAGACGGAGAGCTAACTGTGCCTCCTCAGTGTATGCCTGACCACTACAAAAGAGACGATGCTATACAGGCTTACAGAGCTTACTACGTAGGAGACAAGGCTGGCTTTGCCCAGTGGAGATACTCAGACACACCTACGTGGTACTCAGCAGCCCTATATGCTTCAGCTTAACCAAAGGAAAGACCAATGACAGTTGAAATTAAACTACTACATCCTGATGCTCGAATGCCTGAGAAGGCTACATATGGATCTGCAGGCTATGACCTAACGTCTATTGACCAAGAGGATATATTTCCGGGTGAGACTAAGGTGGTTGGCCTTGGGTTTGCCATGTCTATGCCTCCAGATATGTGCGCTTTTATTTGTAGTAGATCAGGACTAGCAGCTAAGAAATCTGTGTTTGTACTGAACGCACCAGGAATTATTGACTCAGACTACGCAGGAGAAGTTAAAGTTGTACTGACTAACTTAGGTAAGACTCCGTTTAGAATCTCAGTAGGTGACCGAGTAGCTCAGATGGTATTCCACCATGTACCTGACGTTGACGTAGATCAGGTAGATTTACTGATGCACTACGGATCAGCACGAGGTGACGGTGGTTTTGGTTCCACTGGAGGTACTTCAGAGTGACCAAAGAATACAAAGATATCAAAGAGATAGAAAAAGATCTTAAGATATGGATTCAATTCAGAGACTACATGATGACACACCAACAAAGCTACCATCCTAAGGTTTGGGACGAAGCTATGTCTGAGGCTAATACCAAGATATCTTTTCTTAAAGCTGCATTAAACCAATGGAAGTATAACGATGGACAGTGACCAAGTAATCTCTCTAGCTTTCGTTCTACTTTTGCTACGATTTGATCTAGTTCTTGTAGTTATCCACAGATTTTTTTCAATCTTTAGACTTGACAAAGACTGACCTAGCCCCTTACTTAAGAATAACCTAAGGATATATAATCCTTTAGTTATTAATCATATAAGATAATACCTAAGGATAACCTAAGGATAGAAACAAAATGGAAGAACTAAGTCACATACCCTGTCCTCATCCTGATTGTAGTTCAACAGATGCATTTAGCTACAACAAGGATAAACAAGTAGGTTACTGCCATAGTTGTGGTGAAGGTTACCCAGCTAAAGGAGTTACCTACGATGATGAATATCTTGTAGCTTATCCTATCAATAGCTTTTCTAAAGACGACGAAGAAGGATCATACCCAATGACTCAGACTAATGTAGTTCCTATAGAAAAACACACAGTCCATCGAGAGTATCGAGGCATAACTGAAGACACTATGGGTTTCTATGCTGTAGGTACTGCAATCAATTCACACGGCGAAAGCATAGAGCAATACTACATTTACCCTAGTGGTGGTAGAAAAATCAGAACACTGCCTAAGATCTTCAAGGCTGATCGAGGGTTCAAGGCTGATGAACTGTTCGGTATGCAGTACTTCAATGCAGGATGTGCTAAAGCCTGTACGATAACTGAGGGTGAGTTGGATGCTATGTCAGCTTACCAAATGCTAGGCTCTAAGTATCCTGTAGTTTCTCTGCCTTCAGCTACACCAAGTAAACGTATGTTCGAGAAGTGTAAGGACTGGTTAGGTTCCTTCGAGAGGATCTACGTTAGCTTCGATAGCGATGGCAAGAGCGATGCAGTAGCAGCTAAACTCTGTGCTTTGTTTCCTAATAAGATCTATCGTGTAGCTCACGACAAGTACAAAGATGCTAATGAATTTCTAATGGATGGTGCTACCTACGAGTATCGAAATGCATGGTACAACGCTAACAAGTACACACCTGAGAATGTATTCAATACTACTGAACAGTTTCTCTCGATCTACAACGAAGGAGAGGACAGTAAGTATCTACCTACAGGTATCGAAGCATTAGACAATACAATCCTGGGCCTGATGCAAGGACACTTCACAATCTTTCAAGCACCTGAAGGCATAGGCAAGACGGAGTTCATGAGGTTTCTCGAATATAATATTCTGAAGAACCACCCTGATGTACCTATAGCTATCTGGCACAACGAAGAGTCCAAACGTAGATCATTGCTTGGCTTAGTATCCTATGACTTAGGCTTGAACCTAACTCGAAAGGATCTAGTCGAAGCACATGACATGGAGACTGACGTAGAGTCCAGCATCACAAGGCTAACCAAAGACGGAATGCTCTATCAGTTTACTATGGGTGTAGATGATGACCCAATGGAACTCCTCGATAGGATCAGGTTCTTTGCTACAGCCTGTGAATGCCGATACATTTTCTTTGAACCAATCCAAGACTTAGGATATAGCAAACACGGAGATGGTACACTCGAACAGTTTTTGTCTGAGCTATCAACTAAACTAGCTAGGCTTGCATCTGAACTGAACGTAGGTATTGTGACTATCGCTCACGAGAATGACGAAGGACAGATAAGAGACTGCCGAATGATAGGTAAGAGAGCCTCAGTTGTAGTTAAGCTGGCCAGAGATAAGTTCGCTGAGTCAGATAGAGAACGTAACACAACTACTCTAACAGTTATCAAGAACAGACCAGCAGGT